GGCCAACATTGCCCTCGAGATCCTCCGCAACAACATCCAGTTGGCGCCGCGGGTCACGAAGGACAGCGACCTGGCCACGTTCCAGGTCGGTTCGACCCTGCACATCCCCTACCCGGGCACCCTCGTCGCGAACGACAAGGCGCAGAACAGTCCGGTGACGCTGCAGACCCCGACCAGCACCGACACCACGGTGACCCTGAACAAGCACAAGGAAGCCACCATCCTGGTGGAGGACTTCGTGCGTGCGCAGGCCCAGCCGGTGCTCATGGAGTCGTACATCAAGGCGCAGGTCGTCGCGATCGCGGAGCAGATCGAGAACGACATCATCGGTACCTACTCGCTGTTCTCTGGTTCGGTCGGCACGTCCGGCACGGACCTGTCCGCTGCGACCCTGCGTGCGGTGGCGAAGAAGTTCACCGACAACAAGGTGGGCGCCGACAACCGGTACCTGCTCACCTCGACGAAGGATGTTGCCGCGCTCCGCGCCGACAGCACCCTCCAGTCGTTCTTCGCCTACAACGACAACCGCGACCAGGGCGTCACCGGGTCCAAGCTGCCGAACCTGTACGGCCTCCAGCTGCTCGAGTCGCAACTGGTGCCCGTCGTGGCCGGCACGCCGAACTCGACGAAGGACCTCGCGTTCGACCCGGGCGCGATCGTGTTCGCATCCCGCGCCCTGCCCGAGGCCCCGACTGGTCAGGGTGCCGTGCAGTCCACCATCCAGGACCCCGAGTCCGGCCTGGTGCTGCGCGTGACGATGTCCTACAGCCCGAACAACCTGGGCGTGCAGGTCACCGTCGACTGCCTGTATGGCGTCGCGAAGCTGTACGACCAGAAGGGCTTCGTCGTCCTCACCTGACCCCTGACGGGTTCGGTTCCCACCCGACCAATAGTCGGGTGGGTTCCGTGTCCGCCAGACCCCACCCAGTTAGAGAGAAGAGATCATCATGACCAGGTTTGTTCGCAACCCGGACGGTGCCGTGCACTCCGTCCCGGACGACTTCGAGTTCCCCACCGGCGAACCGTCCCCGATGGGCGAGACCGCCCCCGTGCCCGGTTGGGAGAACGTCACCGATGCGGAGGCGTCCCCGCAGCTGCTCGGCGAGCCGGACCCCGCCGTTGAGGCGGTGCGGCTGCACACCCTCGCCGAGAACCCCGTCGAGGAGACCGTGTCCACCGATCAGGTCGGCGCCGTGCCCGAGAACCCGGAGGTCTCACCCGTCGCAGCAGCCCCCGAGGTGCCCGCTGAGGCACCCGTCGAGCCGGAGGCCACGCCTGTGGAGCCTGCCGCCGAGTCCGCCCCGGAGGTGTCCGCGTGACGAAGTACATCCGGAACGAGAAGGGCGGCGTGCAGTCGGTCACCGACGAGCACTACGACAAGTACCTCACCACCCGCACGAACGACGGCGGCGTGTTCCCCCTCCCAGGCGTCACGGTCCTCACGGAGAAGGAAGCGAAGGCGGCGAACCCGCAACTGTTCGGCGCCGGCGACCCGCAGGTCACGTTCACCGACGACGAACTCGCCCGCCAGCTGACCCGCAAGAAGCAGCTGCGGGAACTGTACGAAGAGGACGCCGCACTGTCCGAGCTGAAGGAGTAGCCGATGCTGGTCTACGCGACGTCCACCGACTACACCGCGTGGACCGGCACCTCTCCCGCCCCCGCGAACATCGCCTCGGTGCTGCGGAAGGCATCCCTCCAAGTGCGGGATGCCACGAAGCTCGACTTCTACGCCACCGACACGACCGGACTGCCGACCGTGTCCGCCCAGTTGCAGGCGTTCAACGACGCGACATGCTGCCAAGCAGCCGCGCTCGTCAAGCTCGGCGTGGACCCGAACGCGGGCGGCGCGGTAGAGACGTCGGTGAAGGAATCGAAGGCGATCGGCAGCGCCCGGATCACGTACGCGCAGGCTGACGCTCAGGCGGCCGCTGCGGCGAAGAAACGCGCCGCCGAGGGTCTCGTCCCCGACGCCCTGCAAATCCTCCGTGACGCGGGCCTGGGCAAGAACGCAGCCTGGATCGTCGGATGAGCGCCCACGACCTCGACGAGTTCTTCGTCCACACCGCATCCGTGGAGACATGGCTCGGCACAGGTTCCAACGGGGACGTGTACGCCTCCCCCGCTGTGGTCATCCAGTGTTTCGCTGACGACGCTCGGAAGCTTGTCCGCAACGCGAACGGTGAGCAGGTGGTCTCCGAGACGACCCTGTACACGACGAACGACCACGTTGCCCTGTTCGTGGAGAAGTCGCGAGTCACGTTCCTCAACGACCCCGACGGTGACGGCATTGTCCCGTCCCGGACAGCACTGGTGATCAAGGTCAACGCGAACGACTCCGGTGCCCTCGACCTGCCCGACCATCTCGCGGTCACCCTCACCTAGGAGGCCGCCGTGGGCATCGAGTGGCACTTCAACCTGCACTTCGACGAGCTCAAAGCTGAGATGGACGCGAAAGCGGACGAGGCGGTCCTCGCCGGCATGTCGTACATGCACGGCCAGGTCACCCCGCTCGTCCCTGTGGAGACCGGTGAGCTCGTCGGGTCCGGCGATGTCGGTCTCGGTGTCCTCGGTATCGGCGCTGTCGAGGGTGAGCACGTCGCCCACCTGTACTACCCGGGCCCGTACGCGCTGTACCAGCACGAGGGCATCTTCTTCCGCCGCCCAGCAACGTACGGCGCCCCGCTGACGCACACGCACGGGCAGTCGTTCTACCTGATCCAGCCGATGCTCACCTACGGGGAAACCGTCATCGAGGTTGTCCGTCAACGAATGGGGCTCTGACATGGGTGCAACCGGTGACCTGTTCGACGGCCTCGCCACCACCCTGCAGACCGCTGGTGTGGGCCGGTACATCCCCCCGACTGACACGACCAGCGTCTTCGCGACCAGTGACACGGCGATCGTGCGGCTGAAACTCCCAACATCCCCTGACCGTGCTGTCGCGCTGCGGGTGATGCGCACCGTCGCGGACGTCACCTCCCCGTTCTCCACGTTCCTCGTGCAAGCACTCACCCGAGGCCTCCAGAACAACCCGGCCGACGCGACCACACTCACCGATGCCGTCACGGCGGCGCTCCTCGGTCTCACAGGCGTCCAGATGGGTGCCACGCACCTCGTGCAACTCCGGTTCGCCGGGACCGTCGACCTCGACGAAGACGACTCGATGCGTTCCCTCTGGTCCACGAAGTTCCTTGCCGACGTCGACGAACCACCCACAAGCCTCCGCCCCGAAGGCGGTGCGTGGGACTAGCCCAGGGTCCCGCATTCCCCTGAACCCCTACCAACCGGTGGGGGTTTTCGTATTCCCACCTGCCTTAGGAGGCAACCATGAGCTCGAAGCTCGCACGTCGGTTTCAGGTCGACGTTTCCACCGATGCAGTGACGTGGATTCCCTACAAGGGCATCCAGGACTTCGCCAAGAAGGAATCCCCGACGATCCAGTCCACCACGGACTTCGATGCCGGCGGTTTCGAGACGGTCGAGAAGACCGTCACCTCGGCAACGGTCACGATCAAGAACCGCCACATCGACATCCTCCTGGTCGAGGACCCGGGCCAGGCGCTCGCCCGCATTGCCGGTGAGTTCCAGTTCCAGGATGCGGTTCGGCTGTACATCCGCTGGTACGACCGGTTCAACCCGGCCGAGACCGGATGGCAGATGCGCGCCATCGTCGACTGGTCATCCTCGAAGACTGCGGCTGCGGACGTCGAGGAAATCACCGCCGTCTTCCGTGGTGATGGCATCGTCTCGTCGATCGCGAACCCGCTCGCGTCCGCTGTCATCCCTGTGATCACCGGTGTGACCCCGTCCGGTGTCGCAGTTGGCGGCATCATCCGCATCGTCGGCGCCCACTTCATGACGCCTGTCGCCACGACCGGTGTGAAGATCGGCGGCGTCAACGCGACCAGCTGGGACTTCATCTCCGACAGCCTCATCGAGGCCGTCGTCCCCGCAGGCTCCGCTGGCTCCGCGCCGATCATCGTCACGACCACGGCGGGCGCGTCCACCGCGTTCGCGTACACGCGGGCGTAACCCGACTGGGGCGACGGCCGGTACTGGGTCCGACCGTCGCCCCACCTACACCCAGAAACCCAGTGAAAACCCAGAGGAGAACCCAGTGCCATTCAAGGACTACAACCAGATCCACGAACCGCTCGAGCTGCCGATCAACGGGAAGGTGTACCGCATCCCCCCACTCGGCTTCGCGGACGGTATCGACCTGACAGACCATCTCGACCCCAAGTCGGAATCAGCGCCGATGACGAACGAGGCGTTCCGCAAATTGCTTCTCGGCGACGCCTACGACGAGATGCTCGCAGACAACGTGCCCGATCCGTCCGTCCGACGTGCCGCTCTGACGGCGCTCGCTGACTTCCAGTCGTCCCGGGGCGCTGCGGAGATCATGTGGGAGACCGGTGGCGACCCAAAAGTAGTGAAGGAGAGGATCGAAGCGGGACTGGCCGCGACGACCCCACCGGACGAGGCAACTACGACGAAGCCTCTGGTTACTGGGACTGGTACGAAGACGTCCCGGAAGAGCTAACCGGCGCCGGCGGCAACCAACGCACGGTCACCACGGCGGAGATCCTGCACGAGTGGAAGCTGCTCGAAGCCGCCTTCGATGCGGTCTTCGGTCACGACCTCGAAGAGATCCTCTCAACCGGGTCGAAGACGTGGCGTTGGTTCCGGGTGCGTGTCGCGTACCTGCTCGAGGGCGACAACCCTCTCTCACGCCGTTTCGCACCTGTCCCTGAGCCTCCCGACGACGAGCCCGACTTCGACCTGTGATGGGAGCCCACCGTGCCCGAGACTCCCACCACTGAGGGCTCGATTGTCGCGTACCTGCGACTGGACGCGTCGGATTGGAACGCGAAGCTCGACGAGGCTGAGGCGAAGGCTCGGGAGCTCGGCCGTGTCGACCCGACCATTCGGGTGAACGCGGACACCGCCGAGGCTCTGGCGAAGCTCGAGGAGCTCAAAGCGCTCGAAGC